TACGTATAATATTGCACTAACTATCGAAACAAAAAGCCTGACATGAAAGACTACTTTGCCTTTCCTGACTCCTTGGAAAAAGCCTCGTGGCATGCGTTGTTGTGGACTGCCATCTACTTGGTGTATTAATGGTGTATTATCTTCCTTTTTGACCTTAAACAAAAGATTACAAGCATTTTCACTGACGCTACAGCTCTTAATGATCTGTTTTGACTCATCCACTGGGTCATAAAAGATCGCGCCTCCAGAAGCCTGTAAGGCGTCGCCAAATTGAAATTCATACGCTCTTTGACAATACCAAGCTAAAGTATGCGGTTGAGCAGCTCTAGCAGCTTCTTCAAGTTCACACTTGCATTTTCTCCATAACTGCTGCATATAGAAGCTGAGAAAAGCAAATATATCAATCCAGATCCTCCAAATGGCAGCAGAGCTGGTTGAATTTAAATCAGCCAGATCTGCATCGTTGGAAACTTCATCTAAGATCTTCTCACGAATATCCTGTACACAGTCCTTTGCTTCAAGTGCTGCAGCTTTAATTTCTTCATAACTACAGATGGTGTCGTCCTGGTATATTTTGTCAGCTATTTCGCTCATTATAAAGTTTTGTATGCGTCTATTGAAATATTAGGTTTCCCGGATTCCAAATTATCAATTGAGAGCCTCCGTATTTGGAAGTCATCTCTTCTCAAATTAATTGAAATTTGTCTCTCCAGGAGTGTCTTGGTTAGGTAGTCGTTTGGAGCACAAATTAAGCGCATGATTCCAGCTCCTAATGTTGGTCTAAACTTGAAGCATCCTTGTTCTGCGATTATGATGTCTGCAACATGACAATCATTACTTGAAGCAACTACAAAGTCACCTTTCTCACAAGCCAAATCACCAGAGGTTTGATCAATTCCAATATCATTTGATATGTTGTCTATGAAGCTCATTAATGGCAGATATCTGGATTATTAATGTTGTTAAAATTGCCCGTCTGTTGACTTGATAAAATACTTGCCATTGTTATTTTCAATGCTGCTCCTCCATCTTGGGTAACAGGTGTCCAGGAATTAAATCCATTTCGAATGGCAGATAAAAACTGATTGATCTTGGCAAGCTCTTGAGTAAGAGCGTTGATCTTGATCAAATCCCCATTATTGCCACCATTGATTGTAATCTTCCCTTTTACATCTAGATTCAAGTTACATTGATCATCGAGGTCAGCAGTTAAGCCATTTGCCATCTGTAAGGTGAATGCATCGATACTACTCATTACTTCTACAAAGGACTTGGTTTCGTCGTTGTTCATTACGCCTACAATCACCATACTTCCTTCAGCTGGCCACAAGGTCACTCCTGCTCCTGATCCATCGACGATAGCCTTTAAACGAACTCCATAAATTATAGCGTCATCATCGACCGGCTCTACGTCAACAGTTGCGTTATTTCGGTCTATCGATACAACCTTACACAACTTATGTGAAGCTGTTTCGTCTTTGACAATTTGCTGTATGAGTTCTTTTATTTCCATTTATTCACCTCTCTAATATCATGAAAAATTCTTTCTTTATGTGTCCCTGGTATATGCCTTAATTCTAGCACCTTGTCATCATTAACTATCAATATGTCCTTGATCCCCATTTTGTTTGCTTTATTTAGACAAGCACAGACATTCCCAATACTAAATTCGTGATCGCTTTTCAATTTTTCATATGCCTTCTTGGCTTCTTCCAATTCTGGAATAACGCTTTCATGATGATGAGTTAAAACTTCAATAGTTAGCTGTCTCAAATTTTCTAGTTCATCATTGACAATGTCAGTAATTTCGCTCCATGAAAGACCATTGTTAGGATTGTATAGTTTTTTCTTCATTAGCTTGCAATTGCTCCTATTTTTGAAATTCTTCTAAATCCATTTTGTCCAAACATCACTTTGACCTCATCAACAAAGTTCGTTCCTTGCCTTTCCGGATAGTCAGTATCATATAATGTTGCTGTGTCTCCATGTGCGATAAATGGAATGCCAAAGCTTGTAATTCGACCTCTATATCCCTCAATTCTCAACTTCTTCATTTCTTCAGTTGCCTGCCTGATCAGCTCAGCTTTGGGTAAATTATAGAAATGCAAAGTATGTCTTTCCCCATCAGGATCACCAACCACTTCCTCAATTTTGGATCCATCTGGTTGAATTGAAATAGCACTCACCCTGATCTGAATATCATCATCACGTCTATATGTTAGATCATTTCGTACGACATTACCTTGAAAGTGAAGCTCGACATTCTCTGGAACATCTGGATAAGGAAATCCAACAACTAGCGTCCTGTCTCGAAAGAATGACACTAAGCCATATTTCTTCTTCAGCTCCTGGAGAACCTTCACAGTCGATACCTTTGAAAATCGAAATGGACCAAGCTCAACATCCAGAGCCTCAAATTGAATAGTCTCCGGAACAATTGATTGGAGAACTTCTTGGAGTGTTGTGGATTGCCAGCTTTCAGTATGATTGGTTTGCTTTAGTAGCCACATAGAGTCCTCACACTCAATTTGCGTTGGTGTAGTTGCCTTCAGACCACTAACATATCCAACAAACTCTTGACGCTCTTGAAAATCATATCCAAGATTGATTTGGACTGGATCACCTCGCTTGATCAACTCACGTAAGTTATCACCTTCCCAAGTTAAGTTCCTTGGTAGTGTGATCACAGCCGTGTCTGTCAATTTCTTCCAGGAAGAATCGATGGTCACATCAGTGACATAGTTGAATTGAAAACCACCTATCGATATGTTACAAGTAAGCTGATGCATTATTTTTTCAAGTACGTTTTGATCTGAGAGTTTAACAAATGATAACCTTTGTAATTTTCATTCTTATCCAACCAACAATCCTTTAGAACTATGTTTGCGTGGCCATTAATATTTAAAGGGACTTTCTCCAGGTCAAATCCTTCAAGAGTGACCCACTTTTTAAGGTTAGACAGATCAAATTCAATTGACTGGATACCTTTGACATTGAAGTCAACTGCTTTAAGGTGTACAGGTCTAGTAATTTTAAGATTTTCTTTATAAGGACCACCATAGACCAATACAGTATCAATAATTTCTTCATTTGAGGGATTGGGCAGGCTAGCATCATATCTAGTCTTTGCTTCTTCGATACCATCCTGAATATCAAAAAAGTTCTCAAAGGTTAAATGGTCAACACTCGAAATTGTAATTATCATTATTGGTTAGTTTATGAATCCAGTTAAAGAGATATTTTGAATTTGTGTGTTTCTCCAGAAAGGCAAAGCATCGATGTACAAGGGTTGTCCCCATGAGTAATATATTGCATGAAATACATTGCCATTGATTTTAAACAGCATTTGACTGTTAGGCGCATCAATCTCAATTCTGAGTACGTCTCCAGGAGTATATACCTGAGTACTTGACATTACATTCAGATTATTAATCCTAACAGAAATGTATGAATTACTATAATAGAACACAAAATTTGTGTCCTGGTATGCAGGCGTTGCTGTTGGGTTGTACGAGAAACCAAACATTCCGATTACTCGTTGTGTAGGCACTGGAGTAAACTCTACAAATCCAGATCCCTTCCACAAACATTCAACACTTCTAGCGTGAGAATTCCATCCATTTGTATTGTTCCTTGTGATCTCTGATCCTCCAGAGCCAATGGTTAGATTGGCAGTTACATTCATCCAGGATGGTGTAATGTTTTGGATTGGTAGCACATCAATTGTTTTCTGATCTGCTTTTCCATCAGGATTAGTGACAGTAATAGTATGCGAACCTCCTGTAGGTGCATCGAAAACCACTTGTAATGTATTTGGAGATTGTAACGTTTGTGTAATGATTGTTAAGCCAGATGCCGTTGCTGTAATTCCTGGTTGAAAATCAATACCAGAAATCAAAGCTACTACTCCTGTGTCTCCCTCACAAATCGGTTCTGGATGGATGCAATTTGTAATAGTTGGAGGTGGCAGGGAAGGCGCTAGTTCTTGTTTCAAACAATTAACTAAATCCTGCCATAAAATCACAGTGGTTGGTCCCCCTGCTTGCTGAAATATCAGACAATCTGTTTTACCAGGCTTTTGTTGCCTTGGTAGGTCTTTTATTTGTTTTACGCTCATATTATTCCTATTTCGAAACCATCATCAGTACAGATTGTAGTTCCTTCTTCATCAATTAATACACAATAATTTGCACAATCATCGCAGTTTACTCTGATCCTATTGTCTCTGAAATGATTCATTACAGCTTGATCAGAAATAATCTCCTCTGGAACTGTTCTCCTGAAACACAATTTTTGTCCTGGACAAAGAATTGAACTTTCAGTTATTCCTGGATTATCACACAACATCAGCATCAACGCATTAATACTTCCATATTCCTGAATAGCCATGTCAAATACAGATTGACCTTTCTCTACAGCCTTGTAATATTTCTGTTGTACAACTCTAGCCATTACAAGAAATCTCTTTGTATGCGACGAAGCTCAATTGGTGTATCGCTTAACGCAGTGATGGTGAATGGTTGCAGATTGGTAAATCCCTCAAGAGCAGGTAATGAATAAGATTGAATTGCGAGTTCATAGATTCCAAACCATTCCAGTAACTCACATTCAACTTTTACTGCAGCAGGAACATCACAAATGATTTTCATCAGTCGGATCTTTTCTTCCGGAAGATCATCTTGTTCATAGTTGATCATGACTCCTCTCAGTGTCACTTGATAATCACCATTGCTGATGAATTCTTTCACTGTTCCTGAACGCCCAGTGATGCGAGTTGTAACAATATGCTTGGTTTGAACAATGTCTACAATTGTTGATGGAGGTGTAAGCCATTCATCGTATTCAATTGTAGACACTGTTGTATCATTTGTTCTGGCTCGGTAGGAGCCTGTTAAGAATTTCACTGGCTGAATAACTGGAGCACCCATGAATTCACTTCGTACATCGCTGTCTGTCGGTTTTGGGAAATTGCCAAACCTTGGATACTCAGCAAGTGGAGCTTGTTCTCCAGGTTCATAATTTCCCTGAAGATATTTTTGTTTCAATATTCTGGCTTGTACTCGTGGGTACGCCAGTTTCAACAATTGCTCATATGTGAAATTGTATGGCATTACTTATTCATTTTAGCTTCAAATTCGCGAGCAAATTTTAGACGTTTCCAGTTAGTCCAGTATTTTTGATCACTCCATTCGTCCACATTTGGACTCTGGTAGTAGTAAGAAAGCAGTGCTGAAGTAACCTCCAGAGTATCCTCCTTATTGATGTCCGGATATTGTAGATCTACTTCTTCGAAATATCTACTACACCCGGCAACTGCAAAGGGACATGCTCAGCTGAGCCAAGATGTACAACCATTGCAATATATTCATCGCTTTCTTTGTTTGTCAAGATTTCATCTCCACCTAAAGCACATTGGTTGAAGATCAATTCACCAATTTTGAAAGGTTCATCTTGACGATGAAGTTTCATCAATTGAGAATAGAATATTCGTTTTCCTGTTTTCAAGGAAGTAGGTTTCCTGATGTACAATTTCTTAGAATCCTCGTCTTGTGGATCCAAGGCTATGCAAACTAGATCATCCTTATAATCAGTTTGCCATTGTTCAATGTCTTTTTTGGTCGGTTGTTTTTTGAAATTTGCCATAGTAGTAATGATTTTATATGGAGGCGAATTCTCATTCACCTCCATTGCCAATAGGCTAAAGTGTTATATTATTGAGCGCACCATTGGATCTCTCCAATAATTAACGGTATCTCATATTCAAGTACCTGGTCATCTAATCCAGCTCCTCCGGAATGTTCCAGAAATTGGACTCCACACAGTGTATCAATTAAATATTCAGTTCCATCAGATCCGTAAGCAATAGTAATGTTGAAGCTTGGGATCTGAGTAATGTTTTTGATACGGCCTCCAGATGACTCTCTGGCTGCTGTAAAGATTGCTTTGATCTCAGAGAAGTTGAGAGTGATCGAACCTTCATGGTTCTCTGCTCCTTGACCTCTTCCAATGACAGCTCCTCCTCTTCCCCTGGCATTAGTTTTCTCAGCAGTTGTCTTGTACGTTAAAGAAGTGAATCCAACAACTGAAGTATTCCCAAGCATGGAAATTTCCATGTTTGCAAATCCGTATGTGTTACCGTTAATAAAAGCCATGATAATTCTTGTTTAAATAATGTGTAAGATTTAATTCTCAGCATCCAGGGTATAGCCAATGCATAAATCAATGCATTCCACCTTTCCTTTCTTCACAATTCCGATTTGAATATTCAAGCATCCTCCTTTTGCGAATGGGATTAATACATTCCCATCTGGATCAGTATCAGGATCCGCGATCACATATCTGACTTCAGAGATATTGTTGATCATGTTGGTCTCAATTAATCCTTGAATTTCTCCTTGGATTGTTGCTCTTATGATTGGTGATAATCTTCCTGCAGGAGTTACCTCCACTGTTCGACAAATCCAAGGTACCAGGTATTGATATACCAATCGAATTGCCTTGTTAATTACAGAGAGACATTCAACGCTGTTCAGATCACTAGTCCTTGGAGCAGCATTCCACATACCATTGAAATATACCCCTGAGTAGGATGGAATTGTGCATGCAAAAATATAGTTCTTACCATCAAGAGCCTCAATATCTGCATCGCCTAGGGTACTCATAGCAGCATGTCCAGAGTGGTATGGTTCAAGAAATTCTCCTGTTGCAGCTTCAGTGAGATTGAACTGATCGATAGGATTTGCCATGTTCTCATGACAGTCTCTGTTACAGGCTGCACCAAGTGCTGTTCCAATCGCTGCTGTTTTTTCGAACTCTTTGTCTTGTGTAGAGATATAAGGATCCTGAGCGATTACGACACTTGAATTTGGGAAAGGACCTCCTTGCATGGTCTGAAGATCTTGAACTGTTGACACTGGAGGTGTGAAACATCGTCCTTCAATCATAATGTTATCGATAGGACGTTTACAATTGAACTCTGAATCTGCTAATGTCTGAGCCATCGCCACTGCCGTATATGCATCTGCATTGAATCCTCCAGTTATAGCATCTACATAACCAACAGGAGGATTTAGAACAACTCCAGCTTGGGTAATAGATCCATTTGCATTTTGCAGTAATGTTTGGAGGTATGGCATAGTAGGATCCGCCATATCTGTCATAGTCGTTCCTTGAGCAACCAACATAATGTGAAGCTCGCCTCCTGGATTCATCCTGAAGTATTCACAAATATGATAGGCAACCAACACTTGGTTAGCCAGATCATATGCTGAGTCCAATCCCAAGTCAACTGCATTCTGTTTTGAGTACAGTATATATGGTGTATTCAATTGAGCAGGATTTGGCACTGTAGGTGATACTTTTGGAGCAACTCCACCCATCACGAGTCCAGCTACACACTCTTGACCACTTCTTCTTCCAATCCCATCTTTGGCTAACTTAATACTTATTTTACCTTTATGCATAGTCCTAGTTATTTTCCAGCGTCTTTGGCTAGTATTAAGCCAACGCCTGATGTTATTCCAATTGATGCTTCAGTCCATGTAGTTTCAAGAAAAAAAACAGAAGCAACCGAAGCCAGAATCACAATGGCACCGACCAATGTTGTCACCCAACTTATTACGATTGCTTCTTTCATCACTACAAGGCAAAAAAAAAAGGAATTATTGAAGATTGATTTTAATTAGTTTCACATTCTTACCAGTTACATTGACCTCATAGAGGTTTTGTCCAGTTCGAACTGCAGCAGCTTTCGCTGTTCGGAATTTGAATTTACCAGAGTCTTTGTCACCTCGATCATCTATGTAAATCTGTCCTTTAGTAGAAATCATTACAGGCTGATCTGTTCCAGCTCCTTTGAATTGATCATTTCCGAAAATATAGCGTTTGGCTTTTTCAATCAATGGATCAAGGTCGTCCTTTGCTGGAGCTGTTCTTTTCTTAAGATCTTTGTAAGACTTCTTAAGCTCCTTGTGCTTGACCAGCAGTTCATCGTAACTTTCATTAGCCTCAAGCTCTTTTTCCAATCTCTCACGAAGGACTTTGTTGCTTTTTTCAAGATCATCATAAAGTACCTTATATGAATCTCGTTCATTTCTCATTTGAACAATGGCAGACTTCTCCTCAACAATCAGATTTTCCTTATCAGATAACTGATTCTTGAATTCGTTTTCTTGATTACTGAGCTGTTCCTTGTGAGCTTTCTCCAGAGCAGAGAGCTCTTCTTTATGTTCTTTTACCAATGCGCTCTCTTTAGCTTTAAGAGCTTTCAGGATGGCAGCTTCAGTTGCTTCTTCTTTCAAGCCAATATATACTGCAATTTTTTGCATGTCAGTTAAATTTTTAGTTACTAAATAGGCTCATCCGTTGAAGGATGGTAGCCATTATTTACAGCAGTTTCAAATTCTGCCATTGTTTCATAATCAACAGCTCCGTATGTTTCAAACATTTGATTTCTGTCAACCTTATGTTGTGTGACAGTAACAACTACATCACTTGCAGAGCTTCCATTAAATAATTTTTTAACTCCTAATGATGTAGTTGTTTTTGCAATACTTCCAGGAGCGGTATAGTTCTGTATTATTATAGCCATGTTTAAGGTTTAATCATTGTTTGCGTCCACGGTTCATTGCAGTCTTCACCACAATCTGTTACTATATTTGGAGTTACTACAATAGTATCGTTAGCTTGGTATTCTGCATAAGGAACATAAATATGAGTTGGGAAAGGATGTTGAAATGGACTGCCTGTTATGTGCGTTCCATTAACTTCCACATTGATCTCTCCAGTTATTATTTTCCCAAAGACTGCCCATTGACCACCAGCGTTATAGTAGCGTTCTCCTGTGCTGTCATTTTGAACTATCATCCCCAACCTTCCACCGAGACCAGTCCCTGAATTCGGATTGCAAAGATTTGCAACTGGTGCAGACGCTGGATTACTGCTATTCCCACACAAGAACGCTGGTGAGGATGCAGAAAACCCTGCAGTATATTCACACTCACATCCTGAGGCATCAGTTATCGTTGCCTTAAGGTATACAGATTGCAAATCATTTGTAATGAAGTCTGCAATGTCATTAGAGCGATTCCAGATCTCAGTAGTGTATGCGCTACCTAAGAAGGTATGCACTGCAGGTGTCACTCCTGTAGACGGATGATATACAACTTCCCACTCAGTAGTTACTGGCCCAACACCACCTGAAGTAACCAGTGTATATAATAATTGCAAGGTATTAGGACACACTTTTGTATTGTTCAGTACTAATTTCCTGGACACACTTTCAACTTTCAAATCACACTCGTATTCAAATGTCATCGGATCACCATCTTTCTGACATTCCTTCAAGCATTCAGGAGTAAAGAATGGAGTGATTTCCACATCTTGTGTATTCCTTACACCGATCATATTAAATACCATTGGCGCTGAAGTACTGAATGAAAAATTAGACGCATCTAAAGGTCCACCAAACACCTTACTCAACCCAATTGCATCAAGGGCAGGTCCAAAGGTTGCCAATGTCGCAGGGTCTCCCCACGTCCCTTCAACAGTAACACTTCCAAGTGGAGTTTTAACTATGAATCCACAACAATCAATTGGCGCTGGGTCTCGAAAAGGAAAACTTACAGAAGCCACTATGTCTCTTGCATTTGGTCCAAATGCTAGGATGGAGTCTGACGTAGCTGATACTTTATCAACTACTAATTCGACTTTTTTGGCGGTGTCCCTGGCTTTTGCGTGATTGCTCCAATATGATATACACATTCAGGAGGAAGTTTTCCATCCACTGGTAGTCCAATATAGCCAGGCATTGCTGCTGAGAACTGATCGTTCTGCTCACATGCATCACCAAGGGTCTCAAAGAACTTCATTTGGTCCAGTGCAACAACAAAGCTCTCATCTTTCATGTAAGCAATTGCTGACTTGAGATCTGTACCTTCTGTTGGAGTTGATCCATAAGGAAGCTTGCAAAGCTGGTCATCGTACCAAGGAGTTCTGTCATCACAAAGCAACTCGAATCCAGCGATTTCCAACAATGGTCCTCTCATGTCATCCATGTTGCGATAGATGGCTCCAATCAATCCAAGATTCATTTGCTGACCTTTCAAGATCTCATCATTTTCAATGAGGCCCCAATAAGCACATACTGGAAGGATCAAACACCACTTTGCATTTTTCTTACCAGGATATCTTTGATCAAGTTTTTTACGCAAAGCAAGAATATCCTTTCTGGTGATTTGATAGTATCCATCTTCTCCAACAGGATTAGTGTCCGGAGTACAACAAATAGGAGTATTGGTAAGATCCTTGTCCGGACCTACATTCCAAATTCCTTCTTCAACAATAATGTCCTGAAGTGCATCACGATCTTGCTGACCATAGAGATTCTTCATGTCATATTGCAATCCGTAATCCTCAAACCAACAGTGTTCCCGAACGCAAGTGCTATAATAACACAGTTCGACAACTGCTCCTTTGTTGTTTACAGATTTTTTAGGTAAAGGATACTGGCTTTTGTCAGTAATCTTTACTGCTCCTCTTCGCTCACCAAGGTAAGGAAGGTGCAAGTATCTTGCTCCCATTGGATTGGATTGGATCATGCTGCTCGCATTGATCCCGTGAGAAAGAAATGTAGAGTTCTCAAAAAACTTGGAGTATTGATCTCCAAAGATTCTGTTGAAACAGATCTGCTTATATGCAGAGTAATCTATGTTAGCGCCAAATGCCATAACTAATTATTTACTTATTATTAAATTGCTTTTCCCAGAATCGCTTCACCAGTATTCCAGTGGAAGTGAATATCACTGCTGAGACTATTCCTCCACCAATGTTGAAGGCATATTCTACAAGTCTAAGTTTCCAATCAAATGAAATATCGGCTAGAAACAGACCTGTGTTACCGCTTATAAATCCAGCAACACCAGCTTTGATATCAGTCCAGTTGAGCATTGATTATTTTTGAGAGTCCAGTTTTGCTTGAACTAGTTCTTTATACTTGTCAGGATCAGAAGTTTTCAATGCGCTCAATGTTCCGGCTTTTTCCATCTCATCAAATTTCGCAGCGAGTTTCTCAGTGTCTCCTGGATTGATCTTCCCAGATCCTGCTCCACTATCTTTCAAGACATCAGTTGGTCGCTTATAGGCTTTCATTCCTTCCAATGCAGTATTTGCATTGTCATAGTCTGACTTTGCCATTCCTAACCATGCTGATTTTTGAGCCTCAGTAATTTTACCAGAAGCAATTGCAGCATCAACAAGAGCCTCAGCCTTGTCATTTTGTGCATCGTCTTTGAGCTTCTTGTTTTCAATTACGAGTAGATCGTTTTTATCATTAGCAGCTTTCAACTCTGCGCTAATCGCACTAACAGCAACAAGAGCTTGCGCTTCAGTCGCCTTATCTTCAAGGCCAAGAGCCTCTAATACTGTTTTCATATTATTATGATTCTTGTTAATAAATTGTAATCGTTTGCCTTCAGTTGTTTTGACAAGTGGTAGAATGGCATTAAGCTTATCTTCACTTTCTGGCTCAGTCAGATTGACTGCACTAGTTTCGTATGATAATTTCAATGCGCCCTGGTCACAAGGAATGTCTACCAGAGAGGCTTCACCAATTGACCACCGGATTACTGTTGGTCTAGTTTGCCCAGGCAGCATGTATTCTTCTTCATCACTGATTGCGTGAATGAATACAAGAATACTCGCAGCGTTTAGGAAGTCATTCTCATACTTGTTTTCCAGCTTCTTAGCAGTCTTATCTTCGTCGTCAAATACTGGAATGGCTGAATACTCTCCAGTGTCAGCATTCAATTGTAAATCTTCCCATCTGCCATAAGGCATAAGTTCCGGAGATACATATGAAGAACGGTGATGGTTATACAACAATGGTGCATTCCCATTCTGGAAAATACCATCAACTCTTCCATCAGGAAGGAGCCGGTAACCTCGTGAGTTTACCTTGCCAGTTGTAAGTATTATACGTTTAGACGACTTTGCCATGACACAAATATGATATGTTCCTGAAACCCTTGCAAATCGGGGTTTAGAACCTTCTTGAATTATGCTCGAACGGCTTTAATTAAAGTCACGGTTCAGAAAACGAAACGTACATATTTCTTAATAAAAATGATATTTGTATCATGGCGCATACCAAAAAGGAACTGGCATATGGACTGTACACCAACGGCAATTACACTCAGGCTGATCTAGCTGAGGTTGTTGGAGTGCAGGTAAAGACTATCAACAAATGGATCAACGCCAATAATGGTGAATGGAAGATCATGAAGGCTGCGTCTACCCAAACCAGAGAGAAGATCTTGGTTGATTTCTATATGCAACTATTCAACCTCAACCAGGTTATCAAGAATCGTAAGGAGGCACCTTACCCAACAAAATCTGAGAGTGACATAATAGGATCCATTACAAATGGAATCCAAAAGCTGGATAGGAAAATGAATATTCCTGTATACGATACAGTACTTCGAGAGTTCGCTTCCTGGTTAAGTCAAGTGGATGTAGAAACTGCGAAGGTCGTTGTTGACTATGCGCTCAAATTTCTAAAATCAAAAGTAGCTGAATTCAATGAACACAAATAAGAGACTTGAACGGTTCGAGGCTCTTAGAGACCTCATTGTAAACTCCTCTAGTGTTGACCCATTGGAGTCAGCTGCTAATAAGCAAAAGCGAATCAAGAAATTGCTTGCTTCGTATCCTGAATTCTGCAAGTATTACTTTCCACATTACTGCACTAGTGAAATGGCATGGTTTCACAAACGCGTATTTAACCGGATCTATAAGAATCCTTGTACCATTAACTTGCTTCAATGGTTCCGTGGAGCTGCAAAGTCCACACATGCAAATGTAATGTTTCCATTGTTCTTGAAGTTCAATGGCAGGCTAACTGGTATGATCACAGCAGCTGCCAACTCAGACAATGCTGAGGATCTTCTCGCAGATCTTCAGGCAGAGTTGGAAGTTAATGCAAGGATCCTTAATGACTTTGGTCCACAAAAATCAATTGGCAACTGGGAGGAAGGCTTCTTTGCAACCAGAGATGACATTCCATTTAAGGCATTTGGAAAAGGTCAGACTCCTCGTGGTACCAGGTTTAGAAATAACAGACCCAACTATGCAGTGGTTGATGATTTCGATACCGAGAAATCTGTTAAGAATGACAGGCTCAGTAAGGAAGGACATGATTGGGTTAAGGAAGCTTTGTTAGCAGCAATCATTGATACATCAGAATGGTGGTTGGTCGTGCCTCAAAACAAGTTCAATAAGAATGCTATTACTGCTTTGCTAGAAGAATCAGATTCTGAGACTTATGTAAGTAAGGTTAATATCCTCAATGACAAAGGAGAAGTTTCCTGGCCAGAGAAATACACTCCTGAAGATGTAAAGGTAAAGATTACAGCTCTTGGATACCTATCTTCTCAAAGAGAGCTATTCAACAAGACGATTACTGAAGGGACCGAATTCAAGGACGAATGGATGACTTATGGTACCAGGCTTCCATTTAAGTCATATGATGCCTTGGTAGTAATTGTTATAAAAGCTGTTCCCGTGACGCGAGGTCCTCCAGATCGCCATGATCTCCGGACGCTCCAGGAACTTAACAATTGTGCTTTCATGCAACTCCACCTTTGCAGCTCTATTGTAGAGTGATGCAACTACTGTGAGTGGTGGCTTGTTCGGAGATGATGCCAGGGCAATCAATTTGTCCTGGACCTCCTTAGTTATTTTCTTGGAGTTGGAGTTTCCTGCTCCTTTGTGAAGCAGGCTTCTCCAACCTTCCTCCTGATACCTCCTCGCACGTCGAATAAACACTCTTTGATTGTTGATCTTAGTGTATTTGAGTTCAGCCGTAGCGACTCTGAAGACGAGCGAGATCCATTCTTTTCTTGTGGAGATCCCTAGTCCTAGAGATCTGATTTCTTTTCTTTTGCGATACCGGTCCAGCAGTCTGAACATTGAGCATAACATCAGTAACTCCGTAGCCTTTTTTGTAGTGTATACACTCGTGAAACCTTTCCATTCTTCAGTGTTGGTTTCCGTCAGCTGCTGGACTTGTTGGTATCGTGTATAGTCGTGGATGTCATCCACTCCTAATGCTGCGTGAATTTTGTCTTTGTACTTTTGTGCTAGTGTTGAATAACGGATAAGAGATCGACGTTTGTCAAGGGGATCTTTGATCACCTGCCTTTCTTCTGAAATCCATCTCGATATACTTTTAATATGGATTCCAACAATAGTGATAAAATATTCACATGCTAGGTATAGCTCTCCGTTCAACAGTCTTATGTTCATTTTACGTGGATTAATTTGATTGAGTTAAACAATGTCCTTAATTCCTTTACTGCCTTGCTGTAGTAGTCTTCATGTAGTTGGTACTTTTCCTGTAGTGTTCCCTTTACATACAATCCTAGTGTGCCATGATTCAAGCATTCACCAATCAGCTTTCGGAAGTTCTTCTCACTGCTGTGTTGGTTTGTGATCATGGCTAATTGACGAGCCAAGAGCAATACCCTGCTTTGGTACTCGTCAGTTAGCACTGATGATGGTATATGTAGTTGGGTGATCATGCGTAGTAGAATCTTTGCTTGACTGCTTTGGTTTCCTTGTCTTGAGCAACAATTACAGAGTAATTGTCCTTGTCTATGGTAACACCTTCGTCCTTTCTATCATTATAGCTTGCCATCCTTTCAGCAGCTTTGAGTGAGTTGAATGATCCGTATTGCTTGGCGATCTTGCCGTTGCGGTATTCCTTGACGAAGAAGGTGCAGTTGAATTCTGTCCAATCAAGTGGTTCATTGCTAGTGTTCTGGAGCATTGTTATTGATCGTTGTCTGGTTGTTAGTTCCATTGGTTTAGTTTTGGATGAGTTGCTTTTAGGTAAAGTATATTTGCCCTCATTAGTTCAGTGTCGCTAAGTGGTGATAATTGTCCAGTATATTTATAGAAACCTGTTAAGGTTTCAACAGTTAAAAAACCTATATACAGTCGCCATATCCAGCCCTTGTCGTCCTTAAATCTTGATATAGGAATTAACTTCACGCCTCTGATTTTTGGTAATGGTTGATATAGTCGTTTGATGAATTAATCGTTCTGCGTTCGTAGGCTTTCCAAAGCTCTACATCTTGGATGGGTCGGTATTTCATCCAGTGGCTCTTGGTATGGTGTAGAAGAAGCAACCACCATAGACCGTCAATCTTCTCACACAAATAAGGTTTCTCTAGGTTGTCCAGGAATACAAATTCCTCTGTTGATTCTAATCTCATGATAATCGTGTTTACTCTGTGAATAATTGATTTCCTGAGTTTAGTAATGAAGCGTTGTTGTTGGAGTAAATTTTGGAGTAGTGAGGAGTGTGGCATTGAAGCTGAAACAAATTGTATTCGCTGTTCGATGCCGTTAAAATCTTTGATCTCAAATAGTCTTTTTTCCAGTTCCTGGAGTGACATAAATAGTGTGTGTGTGGATGCCATTATGCTACCTTGTTTTGTAAGTTTTTAAGAGCCTTTTGGCGTTGGTTAAATTTCTCTTTTTGCTCTTCGTCGTATAGCTTGATTTCTATTAAACAAGCTTCAACAACATCGTCAACATACATCTTCTTTCGAAGGACATCAGTGATCCAATTATTAGTATGATTCATCTTTTTGGCCACCCTTGTTATCAAACCCCATCGTTTCTTGACTTCGGCTCTTAATTGTGTCATGAATTGATCTCTTTCCTCTACAGGAATATCACCTCTGTATTGCATATATCAATTAGGTTTGTATATTTGTGAATATTCGAAGTTTATTTTTAGGATAACTTCGATGTTTGCATTTGTAAAATATAGGGCTAAAAGACGCATAATAGCAAATAATGTTGCTATTATTTTGGGCTTAATCCCGCATATAGAATACCCGTCATGTATATATCATTAAATATCAGCCACATCAGATCGAAGTTAGGTTTAAACAAAACTCAATTTGCTGAATTCACTGGCATAGATAGACGCCAAATTGGTTCCTATGAGGAGGGTTCTAACATGCCGAGCATTGAAAACATTAAGAAAATAAGCGATGCTTCAGGAATCAATATTGATGATTTAATAAAAGTAGACTTAAGCTCATCAGATCACGTTGTCCAAAAAGCGCGCAAAAACGCAAACAAAAGCGCATCGACTAATTATTTTGTGCCACTTTATGTTAGTGCAGGATATTTAAGCCTTATTGACCAAGGCAATCTCAGAGACCTTGAGGAAATTTATATTCCAGGAATAAAGGGAGATGTTAGAACCTTTGAGATTGATGGAGATAGTATGGTACCTACGTTAAATTCTGGCGATTTGGTTTGTTGTAAAAAAATGTCCAGCATTAAAATGTTTAGACCAGGAAGCATTTATGTAGTAGTAACATTAACTGATGGCATTACCGTGAAGAGGCTATATTTGGAAGGTGATTTATTCAAATTAGTGCCAGACAACAGTTTTTATGGTGATCCTTATTATTTGCCAGTTGATGAAGTATTGGAATTGTGGAGGGTTAAAATGCGTGTCACGAAAAGCTTGAGTTTACCACGTTTGTTTAGTAACAAATAATGTTACCTAAAACGTTACCTAATGCGTTACCTATTTAATTTTGTAATATGTTCCTGCTTTGATTAAAATAATAATGCTTATCTTTACGTTGCGTCCTGTTCTAGGGCGTTCCCGTTAGTATTTATATAGTATTCCATTGTAGTTTAAAGGGTGTTCAAAGGGTGTTCGAATGCTTGTTATAGTCCGCTTATAGTATTGTTTTAGTACTATTCGTTTATTTCGTAATATCTTGGTATATGGTCTGTGAGTCGCTGTTGGTGGGCGTGAGCGATCAATTCACGAGTTATCGTTTTTGGTATGATTTGTTTTACTGGGCTTACGTAAGTTACGATTGGTGTATTTCTTTTTTGGGCGCAAATTCAGGCTATCCACTCATACTCAGCAAGTCTACAATCGGTTCTGCATAGTCATGGCTAGTCACTACGTGCCGTCACCATTCCTTGCATCACATGGCTGTATCCCTACTTCGACCCGCTACTATCCTGTGCGCTATCGTAAATATAAAAAGGAGGACTCAGACTAAGGGTTTTCCTGTAAGTAAAGCCTGCCTCCCGTTGCGCAGCAGGCAGACCTAAGACTAAGGGTTTTCCTGTAAGTAAAGCCCTTCGTTGACGCCCTACCTTAGTCCTTTGTTTTATGAATCAAAGTTATGCTTGTTTTCTTTGTAGGAGAACCGAAGGTAAAACTATTTGTTATTGGTAGCACCTTCAGCCCTGCCTGCTGCGCAACGGAAGGCAGGGCTACTGGATGTTGGGGCGTGAGGTCCCAGGGTTTCAACCGGTTGCACCTTGGGCTGACAAATGCGATACTTTCAGTATTCACATACATAGTGCCTGACCGAAAACTCTAGTTTTTAAGCAATGAACGAGCGACCTGTTACTTCCGGGAGCCGGCCCAGTTAAAAGTGAGAGGTCTTTACTTTTTGAAAATCAATGTTTTACGACTTTAAAAAAC